TGCTCCCCCTTCCCTCCTATGTTTCACGGAATGTTTCACGGTTAGAGGTTAGTCTCGTAAGATCTCGGCGCCATCGGAATGTCATAAAGTCGCTTGTATTGTACGGCTAGGTAACGGAATGCATCGGCTATGTGTACAGCCCAATTATCAAGAGGACGTCGTGCGAAGACACCCATATTTTCCATGTAGAGTCTTTGATATTCACGTAGAGCCCTAATTCCTACAGCGCAGTTAAGTTTATCTATTCTCATTCTCGGAAACATATAGCGAACTGCTTCGATACCGTCTTCGAAAGCTACTTTAGGAACCATTTGAAAATGCCAGCCATGTTTTCGTGCTTGCATCAAACGTGATTCGGTATGTTCCCAGCCTTGATGTTTTTGATCTATATCATGTGGGCCAAAGTGATAACCCCAGTTGCAGCCAAAGCTTTGACGTATTCTTTCAGCTTCCTCTAGGTAGTGACGCAAGCCTTTCCCTGTATCATGTAGGATATAGAGAACATGAATGTAACGTCCTGTCACTTGAAACAATATTCCAGCAGTTGCGTCAGTGCCACCTAGATCCCAAATGGAATGGAGTTTAAGACGTGGGTCGGGTTTAAGAGAACATATTCTGCCTTCCCGATCCATATCCCCCATTTCACGGGTATAGTATGCACCAAGATTGCCAACTTCGAAATCAACATAGAACTCTTGACGAATTAATTCTTCAGACATCCCCAAATCTTTAGCTCGTTGAATATCTTCTGCAGTGATGATGCGAGTAGTGCCATCATGCTTAAATGTTTGCTCTACTGATAAATGCTCAACGTGATAATCAGGAAGATCACGAACTTGATTAAAGACTTCAAATCCATGGTTCATACCCCGAGGAGTAAACTGCAGTATTTCCTTACCTTTGTTTTGCACAAGGATAGGATTAAGATATTGACGAGCTAAAGGATTATGGAGTGAGAACTCAGAGTAAATAATAGTAACGGGATTTGTTCCCATTAAACCATCATAGTTATTTGATCCAGCCAGTACAAGTTTGGAACCATTGAATAGTTCAATCTCCATTCTGGCTTCATTCTTTTTTCGTACTAACGCATCAGGTATAGCATTCATGAAAGGCCGACCATCAAAGTCTAAACCTTGCCAGATTACAGAGCGTGCTTGCTTATGTAGAGGGAACAGGTAAACATGAGTACCGACGCGTTTTAAGCCACGCAATACCCATGCTTCCATGCAAAAAATATCTTTACCAGCTCTTCTGTGTATGACAGCACAGATGTTTTTGTCGTCTAGAATACTCTTGAACATCCGAGCTTGATGCGGATATGGGTTAATCGACGGTATTCTAATATAAATAGTAACTATTTCCCATATTTAAATTTCTCATGTGCTTCACGTTCTATACGACGTTCATCTGCATCATCAGCATGCGCATGACGTTGTACGGAGTATCCAATAGCTACAGCTTGTTTAATTGGTCGGCCTGCAGCAATTTCAGTCTTGATATTCTCTTGACGCGCTTTCTTTGAATCTGAATGAATTAATGGCATAACTTTCTCCTTAACGTCTTCTTCTAGCATGAATATTGCCATAAAATGCAACTGTACCCGAAGGGAAAAAAGCTCTTGCAGTCAAATAATACGTTATTGGTGCTGCTGTAGGAACTATACAAGCAGACAAAGACAAAACTGAATCTGAAAATACTGGCACGGTTGTAGTGATTTCAGCAAATGAAACATCATCAGCAGGAACGGTAGGCAATGTAGATGCAGCTGGTGTAATCCCACCAGCACATTGAGTAGCAGTATTTGATTGTGAACTCCAAACTGTACCCCAAACATCCCAATCGCCTGGACTAAGTACAATGCTAGTTACAGTGACAATAGATCCAGTGCTAGCACCAACAGCCGAACCAATTAACACCGTACTTGATATATGTTCACCAACATTTCCAACATTAGCTACGTTATTAGTCGTAGTTCCCGGAATCTGCCCACCAGCTGATATTGATGGTATTCCTGTGGCATCAGTGACTAATACGCCTAGATTAGCTGTTGTTAAACCACTAACCGTACTACCATTAGCTGCATAATAAGCTAATTGATTAATAAGCCCGGGATTAACAATCCCAATGTTTGTAGAGTCATTAATTGCTATCCAAATTAAACCATCAAAGTATTCTAATTCGTTTAAGTCAGTATTGTATCTAAGCCCAATGCCTGTAACAGGTATTACTCTTTGAGCTGTAGTGCCTTCAGGAATACCCATGCCAGCTGTACCGGGTAGCACTACATTATCAGAAATCTTTACGTTAATATTTCCTGCAATACCATTACCATTAGTGACATCAATCTGATTAGTTGTTCCGGTAACAGATCTAGAAATTACTGTATTACCACCCGTGTCATTTATTATGATTCCATCAGAAACGGTGTCTAAACCTAAACTATTAGGTAGATTCAAAAGATCTGATGTCAGAAGTAAGTATGTTGCAGTTTCAGGAGCGACGCCACTGCTAGGAAAATCAACAGCAATAATGGCATCATTGTTGGCATTCTTTACCCATAGTTGATTTGCAGCAAGTACAGGAAGGATAGTGTCTACTACATCAATAATGATGGCTGAATAGTTATAACGTGGGCCAACTTTCTGATCTACTAGTTGGGCTTGCTGATCGACGAGTGTCAGAATCCCAAAGTCATTATTAAGCATGCTGGGGACAAAATTCGTATTGCTGTAAAGATTCAAACGTTCAGCTGGGGTTTGACGAGTAATAGTAACAATATTACCTGCAGCAGAAGGAGCAACAAGTGTTACCTGTACTTGCTGTAATCCACCTATAAATGAAACTGAATATTGGCTAGGATAGGATAAGATTTGCAATAAATCATCTGGCTCATTACCAACAGGTGTCACGTAAACTACTACGTCAGACTCAGTATCAGCAGTCCAGTTTGTTCCAAAAACAGTTTGATTAAGAATCGCTGTTGCTTGCGTATAGGGTAAGATGTCTCCGATTACTACATTGCTCATGTCACTTTATCCTTATTCACTAAACTCTTTTTGACGTTTTGCTTCCGCTCTAGTCTTTGGAATATTCAAACCTTCAATCACATCTTTCGACATCCACCACGTCCAGCTAGCATTGAACATTGGAAGCATTCTCGCCATCTTTTTGAGATCTGCTTGATTCATTTCATTATAAGATGCAGCACCGATAATATCCGCCATTTGGTTCATTTTACCCCAAGATGGCCCCAATAATCCCGCTCTTGTTCTATCAACATACCTGTCGTTTTTCAAATCTTCTAATAAACGATCACCAGTCAGAATGTTTGCATCAGAAAGAAAGTTTGTGAAATAGCTAAAGTATCCTGAGTCAGCTATTGTTTCATAGAAACGTTGTTCTGGGGTTTGACTTTCTGGGAATGCCTCTTCACCTCTCGCAAGTCTTCTTAATGGGCTGACAAAGTAACCTGTGCCAAGCATTAGTGAGACTCCTGCAAGCACTTGAGCATTTGGTTGTTGCATGCTAGGAATGACATAACGATTTAAAGATGCATAAGTCCAACCATTAAAACCATGAATTAATGAACCAATAAAGTTATCAGCCCAGAATGGAGAATCAGCCATCCCACGTTTAATAGTAGTATTCTGAATGGCTCTAAAGACTGCACGGCTAAATTCGTTTGATGCTTCTAAATCCTGCCATTGCCAGAAAAGGCTTTGATATCCACCGACTGCAGTTTTGCCACCGCCATCAGATTCAAATGAAGCAACCATACGCTCAGCCCATTTCTCAGGATCAATGCCATACTTTCTCAGATACAAACTTTCATTCTTAGTAATAGAACCATCTTTAAATGCATGCAGAATACGCATGAATTCACCTTGAGAAACAGCACCAGCAATTCGTTGAAGATGATTATCTAGATAGTTTGTCATATTAAAATTTGATGCAAAATGAGCTAAATTTTCAGCACCACTTACTATTTTACCCATATTTAAATAAGGTTCAGTACCCATTGCCCAGTTTTTATCAGCTGTCCCATTAAGCACATCTTGTAATGCAAGATTGATACTAGGTGCAGTCTTTCGTATCGATTCTGAATCTTTAGTTTTTAAGATTCCCATTAAGCTTTGTGCTATAGGATAAACACCATCACGGACTAATGGCCATATGCCATGTTGTAAACCTTGAGCCCCAAGATCATTAATCATGGTTAAAGGAACGAAGCCTAAACTCGACATTGCAGTCATAGACATTATAAGACTTTGAGCAGCACGTGCACCTCGATCCATTTTTTTGATGCCCATCATCTTTTCATATACATGATTGAATTTTTTCTTTGCATCATCAAAAACAATTCTTTCTTTGTTTAAATCTTTATCTACCTTAGCGATTTCTTTCTTTAATGCGAGCTTTTGTTTACTGTCTTCAGTTTTTAAGAGTTTAGCGTCAAGTTTCTCTTTCTTATCTATTAAAGGCTTACGAAATGCTTCATGCTCAACGTTCATGTTAGCAATCAATGGTTCTATGCCACCTTCAACGGTTACATCATTAAATACCGATTTAAGATTTGTGCGACGAGAAAGATAAGAAACATAGTTAGAGGTCTTTGCCATCAAGTCTTTAGTCAGGAAGTTATTATCTTTAAGGATGTTGTCAGGTAACAAGAGAGTACGAGACTTTAAATGATTCTCAGATACATTGCCGCTAATACGACCCATGACTTGATTAATAGTATCTTGGGAAGTTTGATTCATAATGGTATCAAAGTAAGCTTTAGCATGGTTACGACGATGAAAATCAGATTCATAAGTTTTTCTGAATCTTAGACGTTCACTAGGATCACGTAAAATGTAACGCTGGCCATTTGGTTCTTTTGTGTAAAACCTAGGATTGACGACACCTTTTTCGATTAACTCTTGAATCTTTTCTACTTCGTCAGCATGTTCTAATTCTAATGTTCTTAGCTTTTCTTCTTCTTTTGTTAATGCGAGTTCACCTGTATCTCGGCGTCGAAGTTGTTTTTTTGCTGTTTCAACTGTCTTTGCTTTCATAGCGCTACTTTGGCGCTTAGACATCTTAGATTTCATGTCAGCAATGTATTTATTTTGCGCTTCAATTTCTCTTGCAGCAATATCACGGCGCTTAGTAATAGAATTTAATTCATCTGCTTCTTTAGCTGATAAATGATTCCAATCTTCGACATGCAATTGTAAATTTTCATTAGTACGCAATTCATTTTGCAGGTTTTCTTCAAGTACTTTTTTACGAATCTTTAATGCTGATATTTGCTCTACCGATGATTTGACTTGGCTATCAGTTTTATTAACGCCACGTATTAACTCTTCATGATGTTGTTGAGATAAAGAAATTTGAGATTCAATATCTTTAATAGGTTTCATGCGATTCATGATTGTATTATCAGCTTCAGTTAACCAATCAGAAACTACGCCCACCCATTTTTCTTCATTTCCATTTAAATACTTTGTATCATATACTCGCATCAAATAACCTGCAGCAGTTCTCGGTGGAAGCCAATCTTCAGGCAAGTTGTAAGCTTTTCGCCATGCTGCATAAGTGTTATCAAGTTTTGGTCTTATCAAAGAAGCAGCAGAATTAACGGATGGATGTTCACTAGCAACTTCATTAATGAGAACATTCTCAACTTCATCATAAAAACTTTCTTTTTTTACATAATCATTTTTTTCAAGATCGCGTTTTAAAACTTCGAGAGTTCTGTTTTTAGCACTTAGTCCAGCACGAGTAAGTTGCGCAGCGGCTCTGTTTTCGATGTTGTAGCCATTTCTTTCTAAATACAAAGCATCAACCTGAGCACCTAGCATTCTTAATGATGCATGCTCTTGATTCATTAGTGTTTCGAATTTGACAGGAGCAGTCTCACCTTTAACTAAACCAGACGTAAGAATCGTATGATCTATGGCGCGGTCAGCAAATGCAGCAAGAGTCTTATATTTAGAATTTAATAGTTGAGGTAATGGAGAACCTAAAACTGGCATGGTCATCATATGATAAAGACCTTTTCCAACATAAGGAATCTTAAATAATCCTGTTTTAGCAAATTCTGAATCAGCCATGCTTTGTGCAGCTTCCACTTTTGCAGCGCTAAGGTTACCTGTTTTATCTACAGCTTGCAGACCCGTGATTTCACCTTTTGGATCAAGCTTAATCCTAAAATCAACGCCATCAATGAATTCTTTAGCGTAACTTTTCAATGACATTAAATTCATTTTTTCCATGGTCAAGCCAGCAGCACCAGCAACACCAAATAAAGCCGTACCAAAGACTGTATTAATTGCAGCATTTGTAACAGCTTCTGAAACCGTGGTGTTAATCTTATTAGCGTACTCTGAACCAGATTGTAATACTGAATATGCGGCTACACCCGGAAATACACGTGCTGCATTTTTAAATACAGCAGCTGACATCTTGCCATACTTAGCCATGCTAATAATTGGAATATAACTCACAGGATCAAGAACAGTCATACCTAATAAACCGCCCATTATCCGAGCAGTCATTGAACCATTCTTTAAAGCTTCATCATGTCGCTGTTCATCATGAATTCGTTGAATACGATAGTCTAGGTCTTTTGGTCCTGTGGCTTCAAATGCATAATTGTAATATTTTGGATCAATATCAATATATTTGGACGGGTCATTTTTAGGATCCCAACCGGTCATTGGAATATCATCATATGGATTAGGAGAACTCAATTGCTTATATATAGCGCTTCCAATGTTATAACCAACATTAAGTTCTTTACCTTCTTCAACACCAGCACTAAAAAAGCTAGGTTGATACTCAGGACTTTCTTCAGGAATTATTTTTGATCTTCCCAAACCTTCAGTATTCACAGTAAATGAATATGGATTTTTAGGAACGAATGAGTAATCCATTTCTAACGGTATAGATTCATCGCGTGCAGCACGTTTTTGCTTAACTTGATTTATATCTTCATTTTCACCGGTAAATTCATCCATTTACTGAACCTCCTTGATTAGAAGGTGTCATTTGTTCTTTCAATGTTTTCTTATATTTTTCATTTGGGAAATTGTGATAGCGACCTAGGTACTCATCATCTATCCATTGTTTATTTGGTTTGTAATTGATAACACCCATGTACGGCGCAACTTGATATAAAGGGCGCAACCCAGATTCTGAATTAACGGCAATATCCCAATCAAATGCATTACCTTGTACAACTACATCAAAACTATGTGATGTAAGTTTTCCACTAGCCGTCTTTATAATACGTCTAACTTTTACAGGCTCATATTCACTACGATGGCCAATATTAGATACGGCGCTGTAAACGCGATGAAGGTTACTAACCACAGGAATATCAAAAGGTAGTGAATTATTTTCTTTAGATTTACTTTCAGATTTTGGCTCAAGTTCCCAATATTCATTCGTTTCACCCCTTAAAAATGACTCTTTAATTGGTTGAAAACGCACGTCTAATTGATTACCTATATCTCTTTGTATTATTGGTACTACATCACTTGTAGTATAACCTAAAACTTTCTCTAATGGGTGAAGCGTCTTAAACTTACCACCGTTGATACCAGTGTCACCATAGTTCTCATCAATTTCGCGTTGTGTAACTCTTTTAGCAGTAACTGTATCGCCATTAAGCAATTGAAAGTTTGAAGCATAATTATTAAGAATGTCTGTGCCATAAATATGAGCTAATGCTGGATTCATAAATTTGTCTTTTGACATACCAAATTGTTTTAAAGCGAAGTCAATATTGGAATGATATTTATTACTTTTCATTTCTGATGAAACATAATTTGCCCATTGTTGTTGATTGGATGCAAACATAGCTGGGTCTTGATTGTAAATTTTGTTAGTGACTTCACGCATTGCTTCTGTAGGATCTAACGCATTACGAGCCGTCTCTATAGCACCAAATACAGCTTTATCTTTATCGGATAATCCAGCTAGTGCATGACCAGCTTGCATTTGATATAGCTTGTGCATTTGTTGAGCGGCTTCTTCCATCATTTGTGGATTGCCACTAGAAAGCTTTGTTTGAATAGATTTTGTAAATACTGGAACGGAGGCGCCTGCACTTGCAGCTATCTCTACTTCAGCATCTGCTTTTGTAATAGGAATATTATTTCCATTATTACTACTAGAAACTCTTTGAGCAACAAGTTTATCAAATGATTTATTGATTATTTCTGGATTAGCTCTTGCTAAAACGTTAGAATCGCCCCAATAAGCCATAACATATTCAATTTTGCTGTTGTCAGATTTATTTCTATTTAGCGCCTGAATAAAATCTAATTTAACTTTTTGCGATTGAAGCGGTGTTAGTTGTGATTGCAATTGAGCTAGTTCAACACCTGTTATATCACCCGGATTCTCAGCCAGTTTTACACCAAACTGAGCCATCTTTAACTGCTGATCTTGAAGCCTTAGTGAGGCTTGTTGATTCATATACTCAACTACGTTATTTACTACAGGCGCCCGATCAACATCACTTATAGAATTGTTATCAGCTAATGAACGTAAATAATCGGGTAACTTTCCTTCAGCTTCAGCTTCAAGTGCCATACGTGTGTATTTGCCTGATAGCATGGATTGACGTGCTGAATCGTAAGCAACTTTAGCTTCTAAGGGTGTTGCTATCTTCATATCTACGGCTGATTCATAAGCTTCTTTCGTTGCTTGTACGGCAAGCATTGCAGCTACTGAATCACCATTTTCATCTAAATCATTCCCTGCTAATGATAGGGCATGCGCACTTTGACCATTAACTTTGTTTGCTAGTTCTATTGTGTTACGAGCATCTTCTTTTTGTTCTGTAAGCATGCGATGTGATAGTTGCTCATTTTGATGAGTCATTACACCAGAATATTGATATTCCATCTGTGGACGAATTGAATCAGGCGCCATTGAATAGATTTGTTCTAATCCTAAGGATACTTGCTTATGTGCTTTAGCTATCATTCCCTCATCAATTCGAGGTTGAGCGGCAAGTTCTAAGTTGGATTGGCTAATAAGTTTCTGAGCTTGAATTCCTAGCGTTGCTTGAGCTTGAGTAGCATAGCTTCTTTCAACTTCTTTGTCGAAATCGGTAAATGATGGCCACAATTCACCCTTAGGGTTTTTACCTAGTTCACCCCCTAATTTAGAAGCGAATTTACTAGATGCTGCTGAAGCAACGGCTGAACCAACCGATGACATCCAATTTGTATTGGCAGCATAGTTATTAACTGCAGATTGGAAATCAGGAACTTGCATGGTTTCAGCAGATACTTGACGTCCTACGCCTTTTGGTAATTCTGCCCCTGCAGGTATTTGTGAGACGTTATGACTAAAATCTAACTCGGCCATTAGCTATTTCCCATTTTCGTCAATCCAAAACCTTCTTTAAAATCTTTCCACCCCAATTCCCATCCTTCTTTAGATGAAGGAAAACGATTAATTGAACGCGCAGAAAATTGGTTCCATAGTTTGGTTGTTTCACCATTTTGGTTCAGCTTAGAGATAGTGCCGCCAGCTTTTAATGCATTTTCACGGCTTAATAAGTTCATACGACGCATTCTTTCATCACTACTAAAGTTACCAATTAATTCATTGCTCATAGTCAATGCACTACCTACACCTGTTCTGGTTCCACGAGCAGCAAATACGGCAGCTTGAGAGCCAATCGTCTTGCGAAGGTTCTTCATTGCTTGCAAACTAGCATCGGCTGATTCAACACGTGTTAATTCAAGATTTGCTTCTAAACCAGCTTGATTTATTTTTTGACCCATTTTCATAAGGTCTGCTTGATTACGCGTTCCCAGCCAATCTACTACCATGCCCGATGCTTGCATGGCTAACAATAACGCAAAAGGCATTTTGCTCTCCTTCTTAAATATCTACTGAGTAAAAAACACCAAGCAACTGTATATTGAATGGTTCATCATGATAAATCGTGTATGTAGGATTTTTAAAATCATCCCATCCTTTCATGACACTCATTTCAAATATGCCTCTAGCTGGGAATGGTGGTTCACCCGGAAACACTAAATTCAATGTTTCTAAAGCAATAGGCACATCATTAATTGTACCACCAATTGTGTTGTTGAACATAAACCTTACAGTTCTAATGTGTTTAGGTTTTGTCAGTGTCGTTTGTTTAGCTGATGGGCCATTTGCCATTGATAGTGGCATTGGTTCTATAATAGTGACAATCGGAAAGCCGATGTAAGCTTCGCTGATTTCAACTGGTTCACCATGCGCTTCGAATGTGACTTGATTGTTAATACCGATCGCATTAAATCCAAAACCGTCACCGACCATTTTTACATCTTGTGCATTGAATAATGGGCCAGTAGTTACGGTGTCTGTAAGGCTTCCATTATATTGAATAGCGCAATCTAGGTGTACGTCTTGAGTCAATTCTTCTAAAGTGAATATAGGAGTTTGTGGCCATGCTATAACATTTGATGTTATACCAGCACTTGAAAAGACAATATTATTAACATTGGCTATTGCATCTTCTTGGCTCAAGTAAACTTTTAAATCATTACCCGGAAACACGCCAACACCCCAAAAATATGTATTTGTTGCGATCTGGGGTAAACTTGCTGGTAATGTACCTGTTGTTGTAAATGTGATCGCCGTTGGTCTTAACGTACTAAGGTTACTACCAATTGCCTGCAATGTTGATGCAGTAAAACCCGTGATTGCAATCGGTGCATTAGCAGTAGCAATTTCACGTCTTACAACAAACCATGCTCTCCCATTTGTGTCACTGGAAGTTTGTGTAAACTTAGCTTCACCATATGATTGTTCCATGATTTGAGGTGTAAAGCCCGCAACGTTCTGCGATATCAAAGTTTGGAAGACTGCCATTGAACCATTACGATTGATAATAAATACATAACGACTTCCTGCGCGATTAAGATCAGCATAAGCGGCTTCATCAACGGGATCACGGATAGTTTGCTCACTAATCACCGATACAATGTTTGATGTATATGCGTTATTGATACCATCCCACAGCATTTGATGGGCATCGTTTCCCGATAAAACAACTATCTGGTTATCAATCGCTTGTGGTTCTAAAACTGTTGCCGCGGTTGAGTCTTGAAGCTGCAATGTAAAGTTGCTTGGTGTTATGGCAGTAACATCAGATAAAGGGCTAGAATAAATACCAGAATTCGTATGTACGGTGATACTGCGGTAGGGAACAATAAAACGAATATAATTGACATTATTACTAGTAGGGTACCAAGAAATCGCATCATCATCGTCGCCCGTCAAATCACCAAAATCTGAATAGTCATTGATTGCACTCGCATAGAAACCATTGGCTAGACTTGCTGTATTAGCAAATAAAGCACGATTTTGATAACTGGAACATACTTTAGGCCATCCGCGTTTGTCACTCCAGGCTGGTTCAGCTAACACGCTCAAACTACCTTGGATTGGGGTTGTAGCATCAAATGGGTCTTGAACGGATACAGTAAAGGACAAAACACTTGCTACAGCAGTGATTCTTGAGGTGCCACCGCCGCCAATGAATGCACCACCAATATATGATGCATCTAATAATGGATAACCCGGGCCACTGATTGTAATTGTTACGCCTACGCCTGTGACTGCGCTAGGTGTGAACGTTAAGGAATCATATGATGTTGTTCCACCATTAAAGTCATATACAGGTAAGTTCTTAAATACTGTATGCACAAATGACCATGTATTTAAAACAGTGAATGTGTTTACACCGGTTCCGATCGTGTTAAGCGTAAATGGATCAATATTAAACTTAGCATTATAAGCAGATTCATAAATTGATATTGCATTACCGCCAGTTTTAGCTCTAGCAAAATAAGTGACATCTATAATTACTTGCGGTGATGTCGATGGCAATGTTCCAGTCGTTGCAAAACGTATTGGATACGGTGTCCCTACAGTTAAAGGAGCTCCAACCCACGTGAATTCATTTGATACGATGCTAGTTATTGTTAAAGGTGCACCAGCACTTCTCGTTAAATCATAGGGTTTGAATCCTGTACCGGCAACTCGAAATATCGGTCCTAAAACTGTATAACTCAGGTTATAAACTTGATATGCATTTAATGTTGTTATGACATTTGCAACCAACAAACCTTCAAGATAAATCGCTATGTTTAAAGGTGTGAATATTAGCTGATAGGTTCCTTCATTCAGATATTGAAAAGTTTGAAAAAACAGTTCAGTAGGAAGAGTAAAACCAGATAGGGTTGATTGATATAACGTACCAAATCTTTTACCTGCAGCACCTGTGGGATACGTAAGAACATTTTGCGCTATCTTTAAACCGTTACCATACTCATTGACGGTAGCGCGCGCGTACATAAAAGGTGATAGTTCACCCTTCGAAAATATATCTTGTGACCACAATTCATATGCCATTTTATCATCTCAATTAACCTATCTGTGGCCCTATGATACCAGTAATATTCCGTTTCGCGAGTACTGGAATCTGTACTTGAACGAATTGCGGTCTATTTTGAGAATCAGTAGCAGCAGCAATCGCCCACTGAACATTTTTCTGAGCAAGTAAAGGCGCGTAGTAATCTGGTTTTTGAGCATTAGATAATGCCAAATAAGCTGCAATTTCATAGATGAAGTAATTAATGAAATAAGCTGGTAATTGTGAAATCTCAGGCAGATATGCAAATTCCATAAATATCGGGGTTGATGTACCCCAGTTGCACCATATCTGATTATTAGAATATATCTCATATACATAATTTTGAGGAATTATTCTTATATTCTTCAGATAGCCAGCTGGCAACAAGTAAATGTTTTGCCAGTTTGTTTGTGGTGGTGGGATCTGCGTAGATAATACCAATTGTTCAATTTTCATTGAAAAACGCCAATTGCCCGTACTTAATATGCTTGGAAGCAGAATATCAAATGCTTGTTCAGCAGATATAATCAGATCATCGGCGTTATCAAGACTAATGATTGGCTTATGCCCCAGTAGCATGACAGCTAGTGAAATAATACTGGTTTTGGTATAAGCCATTCATCTATTCCTAAATTAAACAGTTGGAACAATGCGATACCAAACATTTGCAATTAACGCTGAGTTACCAGTCGTAAATGCAGCCGTTGCATTGCTGAGGTAAATACCTTTATTAACTGTTGTTGAAAATGGGGCAATTGCTGAACTACCTAATGATCTGAAGGTTGTACTCGCAGCTGCAAAGAAGTCTGCGGCGGCTTCAGGTACAGTAGCAGCAACACCACCACCATTAATGGTTGCATCGTATTGAGCAGCAACAACACCACCAGCAGCATAAGCAGCTGAGTTAAAGGTCATCGACATTGCCATTTGTTCTACAACGATTAACTTGTTAGCACCGGGAGCAGCGATTAACAGTTTTGGTGTTGCAAACATTCCCAAGAATTCTGCGCTTGTTACAGGAACAGCAGCATACAATAAGTTTGTATTAGGAACGCCTAAACCATTTGGCACTGTTACTAGACTGGTTGCACTTACTGCAGATACTCTTAATGAGAAAGTACCGTCTGTTGCATTGCCTTGAATCCAGTCGCCAACACTTAAACTCTTGTATTGCCCTAAAAAGTAGTTAGCGGCTGAAACTTGAGCAACTGTGTCGTTTGGTGTTCCATAAATAAACATGTTTGGTGCATTAAGTACAGTTGCTACACCAAGAAAAGGGACTACTAATTCTTGACCTTGGTTTAGCGATTCTGATACGCATGCCCAGTTTGCAATAGTGAAAGCCATGGTGAAATTCTCCGAATGATTAGTTAATATTACGCCGTTTCATCACAATTAATTTGGATGATACCAAGATTATCAATAGTGATAGCGCCAGCTGAGAAAATACCATTAACCAGCCAAGAGGTTTCACGTGGTAAATAGTTGATTTCTGTTCTGAAGTCATGACCGATACCCATACCCGTTGATTGCTTGTGCCAGAAGAATGTTTCACGAATATTTGGCGCAGAAAATGGCAAACCACCTTCTTGCATTTCAGGAATGATAATCATGTTTACACCGAGGTAATCACGTACAAACCCTTTATCTAACACTCTATTTTGAGTATAGAACGTTGATACGAATTGATCAGCTTGCAATAAACTTTGGAAGTTGCTTGCTGACATTGCAGCAAATCTTTCTGGTAATGGCACAGCATTGTTGTCAAAGAACTGAATGGCTTTCGTATATTTTGCGTAAGTCATGTTCGTACCAGCATCAACAATCACTTGTCCCGGTGTTAAAGCTAATGAGTTAATGATGATTTGATCTGATCGACGACCTAATGCATTAGCAACCAGCATTGCATTTTCCATTTTAGCGTCAAAGTTTACTGTCAACTCTTGAACGCTATCAACTGCAGTAGGTGCAGTGTACTTTTGCAAAATAGCTGATGTTTGGGTATAGCCGGGATCTTGGATCACAACTGGTTGTAAGTAGCCGGTTGGCACTGCTTGGATTTGGTTTACTTTACGGAATGATACAGTTGCACCAATTACATCACGGCGCACACGAATCGTATCACGTAGTAAGAAACCTAATGATTGATATTCGGCTTTAACTAGGGCATCAAATTCAATTTGTTGGACAGCTGTTAATGAGGTAGACATAGCATAAAACTCCAAAATAATTAATGAAATGTTAATTTCACCAACATATTTTCAGGGCTTTATGCTTATTTGATTGTCTCGTTAGAGGTCAAAGCAAAAAAGTTATCCATTCAATCTTGTGGTTACATATTTGACAATTATAGCAGATCATGCACCTACTTTGTCAATATATCCACCATTACTATTTTTTGCGGCAACTTCTAACCTTGATTGAATGTCTTTTCGGTAGGCAGTGTCTGTTTTGTACTTACCGAGATTATTTGATAGCTCTAGTTTGATATCATCTAAAGTAGCGGTACTGTGGATTGCGCCATCATTGCCATTTGGTATTTGTGGGGTGCTCGACATCATTCTTCCTCTTAACTCTTCTAATGCTTTTATGGAATCTGCGTTTCTCAAATTTGATGTTAATGCTTCATAGGAATCATTAGATAAATTTGCTTTCGCCCAATTATCTAGGGTTGTTAATCTTTCTTTGGCATTATCGCCTAACTTTTTAATCTCACCATCATAATCTGTACTAAATTCGTCCATATACTTATCGACTGAGTCTAGCATTTTATCTATAACATCTTTAGGTACCCGACGATCTTTTGCTAATTGCTGTAACTCTTGAAATGGTACATAGTCAGGGTCAATGTATCGCGACTTAGTAAAGTCATATTCTTCTGGTGCCACGCCGACTTTCTTTTCAAGTTCATGATAGCTTTTAGCAAGCTCAGCAACACTTTTAAATTTGTCACTCAGCCAATCAGGCTTTTTGCCAACACCTGCAACACCTTCATCGATAAACCAATTAGAAGGTTCTTCAATTGGTGTTCTAACTTCGACTCCATTATTAGGAATCAATTCATCTGGCATATTAATTTGTCTCCGCTTTTATTCTTTGTTTATGCGATTGAACAGAGTTTATTAGCATTCTGAATGCATCTTTAAATCCTGCCTCCCACAGCACATCAATTTGATATGTATTACTACCACGAGAGCATAAGCCATTTAATAGATATCGTTCTTTGATCAACTCTATAAATGCTTGTCCAGATTTATTGGATTCAAAAATCTCATAGCATAATTTATCGAACTCGATTACTTCGGGTTTATTTTTTAAAGAATCAATTTTTTCTTGATACGGCTTAAAATAATTCTCTTGTTCTAAAATTGCATTATGTTCCATTCATTCCTCATTGTGGTGGCAATACTGGTGATTGTGGTGGCTGACCACCTTCTTGGCCTTGATTCTGACCATCGATCATTGATTGATTATGTTGATCTTGAAGTTGTTGCATAACCCGTTCTACGTCTTCAGGTTTATTTAAAAGTCTTTCATCGATTTGCATAGAATCAGCAATAAGATAAGGTGCTGTTTTATGATTTATATAAAGTGACGCTGCTTCTGGCCCCATAGTACCCTGCAATATTTGTACATATTTGGTAAACCGTTCAACATCGCCTTGCCCCTTAGCCAAAGCTAAAGGTGACTTATACCTAAACTTGACTGGCATTCCTTTCAGTTTTGGAAAAGGTAATTTGCCCATTGTATTCAGAATATATGCGAATCTTTGGATAACTGGCCATAAAAATTCATATTGCATACGAGAAAATAAAGGCCCAATCTTTTCTGCTAATGACTGTTGCTTCATAGCAAGTTCAAAAGTCGTTTGCGGCTGAACACTACGTGAATCTTGAGGTTGTTCGGCATACAAAAGAGCTTTAATCTGCAACCTCAAATCTGCAATCGTCATTTGACCAAAGTTTGGATCAGCGCTATTTGGTAACGGTATCAATGGAACCTGACCATTAGAACCAACTGGCGCAATAGGAATAATAGTAAACGGTTCAAGCTTAAATGTATGTGGATTAAAAACAGCATCCGAGAAACCCATGTACGGCCTGAAAGTATTTAAGTTAGCACTTGCTAGCTCAACACGTGCCATTTCATTCAAACTGATAATCGAAGGCAAAGCCTCCATTACAGGGCCACGACCCCACGTTTCATTATTAGTTTTTTGAAATCTCCAAACAATACCCGGATTAGATTCTAACCATTCTTGATATAGAACGTCCCCGTCACTCCATACTGCATAAAGATATGTTTTCGGTTGATTAGGAAAGTACGCCACACCTTCATAAATGTTTCTGATCTTTGAATCAGGATCACCAGCAAGCATGCTTAATAGATTAGGTGATAATACAATCTTAGGCCAGCGTGTATTCAGTTCAGAAATCTTCATGTTCTGCCATGTGCGAAACCATGATTCTATTTTTCCGTTGACCGCTTCCTCAATCGCAAGCTTGTCCATTGGAATACTAGTACACAGAAATGGCTCATCATCTCGATACTGGTTAATCACTAAGGCTGAAGTGCCTACTGCTAAATCGTAATAACACTCATTGATAACAACGTCAAAGTTCGATGCATGAATATAAGCAAAAAGCTTTCTCATGTATGTATTCAATATCATCTGAGCTTCTTCGAGAACCTTGATGTTGTTCTCTTCGCCTTCATCATCGACCATAGCGTTGTCAACTTCAAGAAACCCCCATTGCACCTGTGGGGGTGTCATTGTGTCATGAATCTTTGAAACGAATGTTTTAACGCCCTCTACGGCCGTCGTATCATAAACACGTGTATTTTGAACCGTTCCCTGAAATTCTTTGCCGGGTAAATAATAACGGTTCCTATATGGGATAGCATAGAAAAAGGATGCCTGCATTATTGGAATCCATAGATCCGCTACATATTTTGCAGAATTATATCGTTTACGAAGTGTTTCTAATAGCGAACCAGCTGGAATTAGTACTACTGGCATCCCTTGGCTTGTATCCATTTATTACCCACCTAATTTAGCAGAAACGCCCGTTTCAGGATTACCAACTTCATTTTGTTGATTATTCAAAAACCCAGATGGTCTATAGCTTCTACGTAAGTGACGTATTTGTTTTTCTTCTATACGTCTCTTTTCAGATTTCATTTCACCTTGCTTACGGTTCAATTCTTCTCTAGCAAGATTAGTTTGATCTTTATATGCTTTGATTTGCTCATTCATCATATTTTGAGCCGCACGTTTTTCAGATGCTGTTTGTCTTCCAATAGCATTGCTGATTATGCTGCTTCCTCTGTCTATAATTTTAAATGGATCAAGCCAACCCCATCCCATAATCATTACTCCTATTAAATCCAAATATGAATGTAAATCGTTTTTTCGGCGAATTCATCGGGGTGTATTACCCTATTAACGTATACCATACGCCACGGTATTCTAATCTTCTTTCGTAGATCTCGGAGTTGCGAAAGTATTTTGGACATTTGAATTTGTGCTCATTGTTATCAAATCAGCTTTAAGTTCATCTATCTCTTTTTGCAATGTAATGGCTTGGTGCGTACTTAAACCAACATTGACAGCTTCCATCAGTTGTTTAATCTCACCGGCTGTAAAGTCACCTTTGCGCGCTTGTTCAAGCAATTGAGAATAGTGTTCACTAGGCGAAGCCTTTGGATCCAAATCAAGTTTAAGTCTGCCATTTTTGCTAATTCCAAACCTTGACCAACCCATCATGCGCCAATACTCAAATCGATGATTAACCATTCCCATCGGAGCGGTAAAGTCTTTAATCTCTCTGCCTTCATCTTCCCATAGTTCTCTAGAAAGCATTTTTCCAAAATCGTAGCATTCGCCAAACAAAGGATGAGCATTAACCCAGTTCTGAAATGTTCTTTCAGTAATGCCGATATCTAAACAAAAACAATTTCTAGTAGCTCGATCTTTATCGCCCATTATTTGCAATAAGAGTAAACAATGTTTTTCTTCATCATAGTGTTCTTTCTTTTTAATTCGATCTAGTTGCTTCTTAGCTCTTTCTAAACTGGACATACTAGTTTGATCCTTTAATATAGGGTTAATAATATACTATATCATCGAGGATTTCAAAAAATATGTTAAATGTTAACCAATTACGTGAGCTTATTATAAAACCTGCACTAACTGACTTGCTCATGTATTCCGAAGATGCTAGCGAGTTACTCGTATTTACCTGCGCGGTTGAGTCAAATGGTGGAACCTACTTAAAGCAAATCAATGGTCCAGCTCTTGGTATATACCAAATGGAACCGGCTACTTATAATGATATCTGGCAAAACTATCTAAAACACAAAAGCAATCTTATGCTCATTATGATGAATAACTTTGATATCATTAGGATGCCAGACGAGAAAAGACTAGTTCATGACCTTAGATACGCAACTGCTATGGCACGTATTCACTACGCTCGAGTTAAAGAACCTTTGCCATCTCACGATGATACAAATGCCGTCTATGAGTATTATAAAAAGTATTACAACACAAATTCAGGCAAAGCAAATCTAGACGGTTGCTACGCTAAATACCGAAAGTTTACGTGCTTTTAGAGTGCTACTTCAGGATAGTTCTCAATAAGGGTTTTCATAGACACATGCGTGAAACATGTTCGACACATCATACGAGTTACTCGTTCTGAGCTCTCATCCTTACGCCATTCTATAGGCATATAATCATGGGGACCTCGATTCTTACCACAAAGCTCAACCGCTTCGCGTTTAAGGCGATATTCTTTTTCATCACGTGCTGGATATAAATTCAAGTTTGATTACCTTAGATGACCGCTAAAGCTCTCTTGTACCTACCCGATTCAAAAGAGCTATAGAAGACTGGACGTATTTTAGAGATTTACATTTAACTTAAAAAGGAAAAACAAACTTAGTTTAAATTACCTAGCCGTACAATACAAGCGACTTTATGACATTCCGATGGCGCCGAGATCTTACGAGACTAACCTCTAACCGTGAAACATTCCGTGAAACATAGGAGGGAAGGGGGAGCAGGGAAGTCCTTTT